GAACAAATCCTTACACTAATTGATGGCACAAAGGTTACAGTACGTCCTCTAAAAATCTCTCTACTTCGTCCGTTTATGAAGAAGTTTGAGGGTGTGGGAGCGGTGGCGGAAGATAACGGCAAATCTATGGACATTCTTATGGAGTGCGTACAGATTGCAATGAAACAATACAAGCCAGAACTCTCTGAAGACGTAAAAAAACTAGAGGAGAATATTGATCTCCCAACTGTTTACAAGATCGTAGAAGCAGCATCAGGTATTAAACTTTCTGAAGTTTCAGACGTTCTTGGCGTAACTATGGCTGAATAATTAAAGAAGGTGTGAAACTAAATGGCTGATGTTAATGCTAATATTGGTATTAATATTGATTCGTCTAATGCATTAGGACAATTAAAAGCATTACAACGTCAGATATCTCAGTTTCACACCTCAATAGCCAGATCAAGTGAAGCAGCAGCCCTTGCTCAAAAGGGTTTACAAAAAAATCTTTTAAATAGCATAAACGCTATCGGTTCTTTTACTGCCGAAATGCGTACAGTCAGAACATCTGCAGAATCATTTACTAACTCATTAGAAAAAAATAAATTTTCAATGCGTGAATACTTCCGCTATGCGGGAGCATCTACAAAAACATTTGGAAGATTATTTAAATCAGAGTTTGACACAATTGGCAAGGTAGCCGAAGAGCGGGTAAAGAGACTACAAACCCAATACATTAAAATGGGTCGTGACACCAACGGTGCAATGAAGGCAATGAGCATTATGCCTACCCAGTTGAATATGAGCGACTATACAACTAAGGTTCAGATAGCAGCACAGAAACAAGCACTATTTAATCAGTTAATGAAACAAGGATCTACCAATCTCCTAAACTTTGGTAAGAATACACAATGGGCTGGTCGTCAGTTGATGGTTGGCTTTACCCTGCCATTAATGCTTCTAGGATCAACAGCAACAAAAACATTTATGGAGATGGAAGCCCAAGCACTTAGATTTAGAAAAGTTTATGGAGATTTGTTTACACCGCAGGCTGAAACGCAAGCAGCATTAGATAATATTATAGAACTTGGAAAACAATTTACTAAGTATGGAGTTGCAGTTTCTACTACTGTTGGCTTAGCATCAGAGGCTGCAGCAGCAGGTTTTCAAGGATTAGATTTACAACGTCAAACAGCACAGGCAACACGTCTTTCTATCCTTGGTCAGGTTGAAAGTCAAAAGGCTCTTGAAACAACTATATCATTGCAAAATGCTTTTGGTATGTCATCCGAAAAACTTGCAGAATCAATTGATTTTCTTAACGCAGTAGAAAACCAAACAGTTGTATCTCTTGACGATATTACTACTGCAATTCCAAAGGTAGCGCCAGTTATTCAACAATTAGGTGGAGACGTAAAAGATTTAACATTCTTTATGGCTGCTATGAAAGAGGGTGGAATTAATGCATCAGAAGGTGCTAACGCACTTAAATCTGGTCTTGCAGCATTAATTAATCCAACTAAAAAAGCATCAGATATGCTTGCAGGGTTTGGTATTAACGCAAATGCAATTGTTGAAAATAATAAAGGTGATCTTAAAGCAACTGTTATTGGTTTTGCAGAAGCATTAAATAGATTGGATCCACTTGCAAGAGCAAGAGCAATTGAACAAATGTTTGGTAAGTTTCAGTTTGCTCGTCTATCAACATTATTTGCTAACGTAGCAAAAGACGGAAATCAGGCTGCTCGTGTTCTTGATTTAGCAAATTCATCTGTAGAAGAACTAGCATCTTTATCTGAAAAAGAATTAGGAATGACTGCAGAGTCTTCCATGAATAAATTTAAAAAGAGTGTTGAAGACCTGAAGGTTGCACTTGTTCCAGTTGGTGAGGCCTTCTTACAAGCCCTTACACCAGTTATTGAGTTTGTTGGAGGAATACTTGAAAAGTTCGGTAACCTTTCAGATGGTACTAAAAAATTAATTACATTGTTAGTAGTAGGAATTGGTGGGGTAGGACCTGTACTACTTATGACATTTGGTTTAATTGCAAACGCTGTTGCAAATATTATTAAACTATTCTTAAGATTGCGTATGGGGTATCAAACATTAACTGGTCAATCACAAATACTAGGAGAACAAACCCAGTACATGACCATGGAGCAGTTAGATGCAGCAGCAGCAGCACACTCTCTTAATCAAACACATGCAAACTTAACACAAACATTTACTGCAGAAAGAGTAGAAATTGCTAGATTAATTTCAGCCTATAACTCTGCAGCGGGGGCAGCAAGAAACTTTGCAATGAACAATCCTGGAATGATGATGCCAGGACGAGGTGCTAGGAAATTTGCAGACGGTATTTTAAGTGTTCCAGGTAGCGGAAATAAAGATACTGTTCCTGCAATGCTTACCCCAGGAGAATCCGTTATTCCAGCAGCAATGACAAAAAAGTATGCACCATTAATTAACGCAATGATTGCAGATAACATTCCTGGATATCAAAAAGGAAAAAGTTTAGGAACAGCCGTTGATGTTCCAGGTGGAATGGATATATCTCATTTTGGTATGAAAAGTAGTAGGACTGGTGCAGAACTACTTGCAATGGTTGAAGGTTTAGAAACAACTGCTGCTAGAAATATTAGAAAAATGGTTGCATCTTTTGACAATGGGCTAAGTAAAGTATTTACAACTTTTGACAATCAAGTTGTAGCACAATTTACAGAAATTAATAGATTGATGCAAACCAAAGGAAAAGCAAACACACAAAAAGTTAAACAAAATTTAGTTGGTGCAGGATTTGCTGAAACACGAGATGTAGAATTACAAAGACAACTTGTTTCTTCAGGAATGGCTATTGATGAATTTAAGGTAATTAATAAAAAAATAACAGATGGAATTATTAAAGGTTTTGATGCTTTGGGAGACAAAACAGAAATAACTTCTGAAGAACTTAATAATCTTTTAAGAAAGGCATACGAAGAAGTAGCAAAAACAGATGCCCGTGTTGAAAAAGCACACAACAATATGAAACAAATCTCAACTACCTTTAGTCCAGACAGGGCAGGGGTTAGAGGATTAAGAATTCCAATAACAGAAGAATCTTATATTAAGCAAAAAAAGAGCACACAAAAAACACCAAGTCAATATAGAAAAATGCAAAGTCAAATGGTTGGTGCTGAAAACATTCCATATCCACAATCTAGTAGGTTTGTTGTTACACACAATGTTGCTAAAGAATTAGGTATTACTAGCAATCAAGCAGCAGAGATTTATAACAAAATGTCTGCAAATGCTAAAACAACTTTGTCACGAATGAGAAATGATCTTAAAGCATTTAAACAAGAATTTATTATAGAAGCAGCAAAAGTTGGACAAAATGTTGGAACATCGGGACTTGATGCAACTACAAATGCGGCAATTAACAGAATAAGAGCACAAGTTGCAGGCACTGGTGGCGGGGCAAACATGGTTGCTGGAGTAAGAGCAAGACAACAGAGACAATATAATAAAGAAGATGATGCTGTTTTAGGAGCAATGGGAATAAAAAGTGTAAGATCTGCAATTACTGCTACAGAAAGAGAAGCACAGACAGCATCTCCATCTAGAAGAACAAGAAAAATTGGAGAAGACATTGCTCGTGGTCTTGAAGTTGGAATGGCAGATAGACAAGACGATGTTGCCCTAGCAGGCTCTCAATTAGGTCGGGCTGCCACAAGTGGAATTAGCGGGGGATCTAGACAAGTTCCATTTAGAGCACCAGGTCAACCAGGATCTGTAGCAAGCAATGCACCTAGACCAGGTATTTCAATTTCTACTTTAACTGCAGCATATCAAGAAAATGAAATGAGAGATGCAGTAAGAAAACAACAACAAAAAATGGCAATTACCAATCAGAGAATGAACTCATTAAACAAAGCATTTATGAGTGGCACCTTTGCACTGTCTGCCTTATCAGGTGTAGCCTCTATGGCTGGTGGAAACTTAGGTAAGTTTTCTCAAATACTATTTAACATAACTGGACCACTTTTTGCTTTATCATCAATACTTCAATTGTTAACTGGAAGTAAAATAATTTCACTTATTTCAAGATTTAAACTTCGCTTTGGTTTAGCGACCGTTGCCCTAAGTGCTTTTTTTGTTGCGACTAAAATAATAAATAATGCAAGAGAAAAAGAGCGAATGGCTATTGAAGGTTTGGCTAATGCAATAACAACTACAAAAGAAAAACTTGAAACACTTGGAGGATTTTTTGGAGTTACTCCTACATCAAGGTCTGGAACTGGGGCTGTTCTTTCTAGCATACAGGCAAAACCAAATGAGCGATCACAAATTCAAGGATTAAAGAAAACAGAAGATTTTCAAAAAAACTTTGAAAAAGATATTAAGGCTTTATCTCAAGCAACAAATCAAGAAGCCTTATTAGCGCTACAAACATTGGCCTTAGATTTACGTGGACAGGGTTTTGCAAAAGCACAGGTAGATATAATTATAAAAGCATTATTAGAAGAGGCTAAAAAGTCTAAACTTATTTTAGAATTTGCACAGTTAGATTTATCAAAAGAAGAAGGAAGAGCAGGGGCAATAGCCTTAGCCCAAGATATTACAAAAAACTTTAACGCAGAATTTAAAAAAGGAGTAGAAAAAGGAAGAAAGACTTATCTTGGAATATTCTCTGGCTTTGGTCCAGAAGAACTTAAACTAACAAATGATCAACAAAAACAATTAAAGTTAGGTTCTCAAGAGTTAAGCAATGTTCTTGCTGGAGTTACTGGACAATTTAAAGCAGGATCAATGAAGGGTTCTGAATATACAGACACAATTTTAAAAATTCTTAAGCCAACAGAAGATGTTGCATATGCAAATTTATTATTACAAAAAACTTTAATTGCTATAAATCCAGAATATGCCAAGGCTACCGCTGGAGTAAAAGATTATGAAACAAGGTTGCTACTAGTTCGGGCTGCTATTCTTGGAGTTGCAATTGCAGAAGAGTTATTGTTAACTACAATAAACGGTAGCGTCTATGAGCAAGAATCAGCAAGAGCCAAAATAAGAAAAATGCTTGAACAAACAGAAAAAGATATAAATAATCAAAATAAAGTCACTGCCGCTGCAACTCAAACTGGCAAGGTAGAACTAAAAGGATTAGCAGCAAAAATTCAAGCACTTAAAGATCAGACTGCAGCATTTACGCTTTTGGTCAGTAAACAAGTTGATTTTAAAACTGCATTAGAATTAACCAATGATGCTGAAATTGTGGCAGAAATTCTTGCAACTAAAAATCTTAAAACAACAAAACAAAGAGCAGATGCACTTAAAAAATATCTTAAATTAGTTGAAGAATTTAAACTGCAAAGTAAAATAAATGAAGAGACTGTCGCCGATCCACGAGATGCAGGAATTGCACGTTTAGACAATTTACAAAAATTTATAGCCCTCAATGAGACCCTTATTGATTTACGCACTGCTCCTCAAATTAAAGCATTTAATGATGAAATAGAAAAACAAGAAGGACTTTTGCAGGGTGTAAATGATCAAATTCAAAAAATTACACAAAATCAAATTGAACCAATACAAAAGGTAATTGAAGGAAATAACTACGTCCTTCAACAAATAGCATTACAAGAAGACGCAATTAATGAAAAATATAACAAACAAATAGAAGCGCTTGATAAAATTGAAAAGGCCAATCAAAATATTGCAAACATTCAAAAACAAAGAATGTCAATTGCTGATGCTCTTACTCGTGGAGACATATCTGCTGCTGCACAGGCTGTACAAGAAGCAAGAGCGGAACGTGCACAATCTGCTTTAACTGGACAAAGAGATATTTTAACTCGTGTTCGTGATGAAAATATTGGAACACTTGGCAGAATTGAAATTGAAAAAAGAAATAAAGCACTTCAGTCAGAAGTAGCAAAAATTGAAAGAGAACAATTATTAACTCTTCAAGAACAAAAAAATCAAATTGAAAGCAACATTGATGCAACTAACCGTAAACTTAAAGTACTAAACTCTACAGTTGAAAAAGAAAAAGAGTCTGCAACTTATGCTGGTAAAACTAAGTTAGAAATTGATACAACAAAAACACTTCTTGAATTAAGCAAAGGTCCATTAGATGCTTATGCTGCACAACTCGCAGCCTCTGCTACAAGTGCTACAAGTTTAGCAAATGAACTTGAAAGAGCGCTTAGGGCTACACTTACTATGCAAAATAAAACAGGAGTTGGAGCAGCATCTGCACCATTAATTACAGACCCTGCCAAATATGATAAGATTCAAAAAGATTTAACAAAAGAATTAGTATCAATGGGAATAGATGCAGGACCAGCAGCAGGGTTAGCAGCATCATCTGCCAGACTACAGGCTCAAGCCGATGCTTATTTTAGAGCAAACCCAAACATTGATCCATTTACTGGAGCACAAAGAAAAATGTTTGGTGGACCAATATCATCTAAAGGCAAAGGCGGAATGGGAATAGTTAAAGCCATGGCTTTTGGTGGTAGGGCAACAGGATCTGACACCGTTCCAGCAATGTTAACTCCTGGAGAGTTTGTAATGAATAAATCAGCATCAAGGGCGTATGGTCCATTACTTGAAAGATTAAACGAATCTAAATACCCTGGAATGCTTAGTGGTAGTGGACAGACTCAAGTTCCAGTAAATAACATTTCAACATCTACAAATGATAACTCTACAGCAGTGTATAATTATAATTTAGGATTCAGTATTAATGGTGCCAATGGAAGTGCTAAAGATATTGCCAATGCGGTAATGAGGGAAATCAAAAATGTTGATTCACAAAGAATTAGGGGACAGAGGCAATAATGGCTACTAGTGCTTATTTAACGGGTAGACGCAGATATACCAGACCCCAGGGCATCTTATGGGCAAACAACGCTGGAACCCTCTCTAATGGCCTATACGTGCCTATTGGAGTAGAGGTAGGAGCCTCCACAACAGAAACAGATCCAGATCTACTAGATCAGTTTATTATCCTATCTGATCATAATAGAGGGGATATGCAATTTAATACCCAGCGAATTGAGCAACGTCAAAGAACTATTAATGGTCGCATGCGTTCATACCACATTGCAGATAAATTAACAATGTCTGTATCTTGGAACATGCTGCCTTCACGAGGGTATTCAGGATTACCAAACTTTAATTCAACAACAGGAGTATCACCAAGTGAAGGATCTACAACAGAGTACACAGCAGATGGTGGTGCAGGTGGAGTAGAACTTCTTGATTGGTATGAGACACACCAAGGTCCATTTTTTATGTACCTTGCTTATGACAAATATACAAACCTAGAAGGCGAAACCTATGAATACACTGGTTTGAACAGATACAACCAAATCATTGAAGTTTATTTTGCAGATTTTAATTATTCCGTCGTAAAGCGTGGAGCAACAAATCATGATCTTTGGAACATATCGGTGACCCTGGAAGAAGTTTAAATGTTTGAAAGTACCGACCTAAAGAACCACTTTGAAACATCTGCAACAATACAAACAGAATCACTAGTTCTGGCTGAGTGGAATATGAATATGCCAGATAATATATTTAAACTTGGTAATTATAGATACAGATCTCAGGAACAAAGTTCTCAATTCTTAACAATACCTAACACATTTGATAACGCAGATGCTGGATTATTCTATACTGGAGCGACAGATGCAGATGTTGTTATTGATGGAGGGTTTGAAAATAATGGAACACCACAAACCTTTACATCCATAAAAGAAAAAAATAAACTTTTATACTCATTAGAAGATTGTATAAAACCATTTAGACCAAGATCTGGTATCAATAAGGCAGTTGCTTTTAAGGGTAAATTTTTGTCAAACTCTGGCAGCGATCTTGCTAGAAGGCCAAGATATTATATGGCATCACGTTATGATCAATTTAAATACTTTACATCTTTTAGAACTGAAGACGGTATTGAAAGGGGTATTGCTAAAACCATAGTTAATGGTAATTACTACATAGATGATGCTGCTCCATTTGTAGTTTATAAAGAAAATGTACCAGCAAACCGAATTATTATAAAAATGCAAACCAATGTTGGAGATATAGATCTAGGTGATTTTACTGATATTTCTAGAACCTTTGAAGATCCGTTTTTTGGTAACGCAAATAAAACAACTCCAACAAGATGGAAAGTTCAGCATCTTGAAGAAAACAATTGGGTAGACTCTTATGTATTTACTGAAAATGACACTCGTGATGATGGATCTCCAATTATTACTCACGATGGATATGTTGAATTACAATATAGATTAAAAAATATTCCAGATAATTTTAAAGACAGTTTCGTATTTGCAGAAACTCTTTCTTCATCTACACTACTACCAGACGAGTCAATAAACGGATATGCATATTTAGTTATCTCAGACGTAGGAGATGTTGGAACTTATCATATTTGGAACAGCACTACTGAAACATATGATACCTTTACTCCTGCTTATGGATGGACATTGGGAAGTGAGCAAATTGACAATAAGACAACATTTGTTACAGATTTAACAGACCCACTATCATTTCAAGAAACAACAAACGGACAAACCGTTTATAGAGAGTTTCAAAATATTCGTGGGCTAAGAGTTGTAGTAGAAAGAATGAATAAGTTTGACTCTACTTTTGATTTAATTGAAATGTCGCCAAGATTAGTTGTTGACGTATCTAATAAAACAATAGAATATAGTATTAAGAAAATTCTTTCTGATCTTGGAACATCTGCCTTACCAGTAGGACAGTTACTTGCTTCAACTGGAAGTATATCTTTGTTTGATGACGATCAAGCATTTAATGACAACAACACTGCTAGCATAGTTAGTGATTATATTCGTAAAAATATTAAATTTAATTTTTATGAAAAAATATTAAATGTGAGTGGATTTGACTATTGGGTTCCAATTAAAACACTTTACTCTGACGGATTTCCACAAGCAAATGTTACCGCTGGCACACTAGAGATATCTTTAAGAGACTTTTATTTCTTTTTAGAATCTATGCCTGCGCCAAGAATGTTGGTAACAGAAGTATCACTTAGTTATGCAATTAGTTTAATACTTGACTATATTGGATTTAGCAATTACGCATTTTATAGAACAACAAATGAGCCAGATCCGATTATTCCGTATTTCTTTATTGCTCCAGATCAAACGGTAGCGGAAGTATTAAATCAACTTGCAGTGTCTACACAAACAGCAATGTTTTTTGATGAATATAATAATTTTATTGTAATGAGCAAAAACTACATGCTTCCAGACATAGATGATAGAACGTCTAGTCTGGTTTTATCTGGATCTAATAACCAATCTGTTAGTGGTATTGTTGAAAACTTATCATCTGGAACGCTTCCAAATATCATTTCAATTGCATCTGAAGACAAAAAAGTTTATAATAACGGAAAAATTAATTATACAACTAGATATATTCAAAGATCATATGGATCTGTTCGTCAAGCAAGCATGATTGATATAGATAAAACCTGGATTTATAAGCCAGCACTTTTATGGGAAGTGTCTGGAACAGATTCAACTAAAACAATTAACGAGGTTGCGTCTAAACAAGGTAAATATATTTTAGGAGCAATGCCATTAAATTCTGACCTTACGATATCACCACCAAGTGTAGTTAGTCGTAAAATAGTAAATAATGTTTTTGATCTTGGAGAAAACGTTTATTGGCTTACAAGATATCAAGGATATTTTTATTCTAATGGAGAAGTTATTAGATATGATGCTGCACAATTTAATGTTACCCTTGCAATTTGGTATCCAATATTGCCAGACGGTATAAATTTAAATGAATCTAAACCCGAAATTGTTTTGCCTGGAAGATTGGCGCCATCAAGCGTTATTGATAATTTAGATAAAAGAGTTGCAAATGGAGAAATTACAGAAGCACAAAAAGGTGAAGAAATTCAAGCATGGAGAGTTTCTTATAGACAGGGTAGCAGCAATGTGTGGATTACTAATAATCAAGAATATCAAAACTTTTTTAGATCCTTGCCATTTAACGGAAAAATATATCCAACTGGCCTAGTAAGAATTTACACAGTTCCCTTTTATGAAGAAGTTGAGGGTGTTACTCGTTTACAAAATGGTGCAGTTTATGAGCATGGTCGTGCTCAATTTGGAACAACAATAACAAGTCATACGGCTGGAATAGATACCTATTGGTCAGATAATACTTATGTTAGAGGCTGTGACATGGAAACTCAATATTTATTTACAACCACCTTGCTTGAAGATATTTCTTTGCCAGCAACTACAATTGGGGCAGCAGGAGTTAGTAACTCTAAAGCCCAACAAACATCAAGAGGCGGAACAATTAAAAACTTTATGTCTTCAAGTTATACAACGGAGACTCCAGTTAACTCAACCATATCTCCTAAAACTGGAACAATTCAATCATCAGCATTAGTAATGAATGGTCCAACTTTTGAAACAACCGAAACCCCGATTGACTTAGTCTCTTATGTCTATAAAGAATTAGATAATTCTTATAAACATTTTGGAACAAGAATGCGTATTATTGGCAAGATTGAAAATAATGAACGTCGTAGTCAAACACCAAATGGAAGCACAACATATTATCAGGTTGCTGGAGTTCAACCAGATCAGAACGTAAGTATTGGTGGTGGCTCAGGTGGTCTTGCAGTATTACTTAATCCGACCACTAATAATGGATATTATTTTGAAATTGCTGCATTAACAGAAGATAATATAGAGTCATACTTAAAATTAGATAAAAATAATCAATCAAACATTTCTATTAATAATGTTGTTTTTTACAAAATTAAAAAAGATGCTTCTAATAGTAATGCAATTCCTGTAAAACTTTATGGCGGCCTAGCAAAAATTATAGTTGACGATGGCAGGTTTACTGGTCAGTATAGAATGGCTGGTGAAGAAAATCCGACGGTATATGATTTAGCCGTAGAGTATCAAGACATAGGAAAAATAAGAAGATTTTATTTATACATTAACAATCAATTAATTAAAGTTGTGGATGACACAGATCCACTACCAATATATAACAACATGGCCCCATTTGTTCGTGGCTCATCTAGAATTATGTTTGAAAACATTTATGCTTTGTCACAGAACTATTCTCAAAATAGCGTTTTTACAGTTGGAGAAACACTCTCGTCCGCTTTTGGGGATAATGAAATAAGTGCTAGTGAATCTTTAAGGAAATATGCAATGAGCGGTATGGTTCAAGCAACTTACCTATCTGGAATTAGTGCTCAACAACCACCTAAATACAATTTATATTTTGATGAGTTTGGGTCAATAATGAGAGAGTGTGCTTATTTTGATGTTAAGTATGATCGTGCCTACCCCGCACTTTACGCTAAATTATCACCAACATTTAATAATATTAAAGGCTATGTTTCATCTGGCTTTTATGCAGACTCATACGGTGCTGAGTTTTTAATATTTAATGCTACAGACACAGCCTTAAATCTTGACGAAACAAGCGGGAACTATTTAAGAATTCAAGGCGTTACATTTACACAAGACACTACCCATGAGTTAACAGTTGATGAATACTTTAAAAAACGTAGCAATTTTTCTAACCCATTATTGACTGGATCTTCTCAGATTGTTTCTCCTCAAGTTGAAAAACAAAGGTTTGATGAAATTAAAAGAAGCAGAATGATTTATGGAAACAACGAATTTACCTTAGATACCCCATATATACAGACACAAGATGATGCAGAAAACTTAATGGGTTGGATGATAGATAAACTTATGGTTCCTAAAAAATCAGTTGGTTTAAAAATATTTGCAACTCCAACAATTCAACTTGGAGATATAGTAACGATTAACTATAAAGATTCTAATAATTTAGATTTAGTTACTTCGCCTAATTCTAGATTTATAGTTTATAATATTGAGTATACAAGAAAAATAGATGGTCCAGACATGACTCTTTATTTGGCGGAGGTGTAAGATGGCAAGTGAAAATTCAGGCGGTGGCAAATCTAAAGTAGTTCAAAATACAAATACAAGAGAAGACAGAGTTACATCTACATATAAGCCATATGTGCCCCCTGTTCCTAAAAAGTCAGTCAGTTCTTCTCAAGCAATTGCAGATGCTTTTCAACCAGCAATACCAAATCAGTTATTCATTGGTCCTATACCACTAGGAACTGACCGCACAGAAACTGGGTATAAGCCAACAGCAAGTGCTGAAAAAGTTTTAGTTTCAAACGTAGTGCCAACAAGTTTTATAACAAGTATTGTATATGCAACACCGCCAACTCCGACCTTACAAGTAATAACTGCGCCTCCACCACCACCAGTTAAAACTGCAACTTTAGATATTATATTATTTGATGAAGAGTCAGTTCCTATAGATGGAATGTTTGATCAAATATTTGAAAATATTGGTGGACAAGAGTTAATCAGTATAACAAGATCTGACATTGTTAATGGACAAAAAATATCATATCAACCAATTAAAAACCTTTCAGCCATTCAGCAAAGGTATAATCCAAGCAATATCCTTAGCCTACAACAAACCGCAGACAAGTTTTTTGCTGGATTTTCAATTAAACTAGAAGACAAAATTCCAGAAACTGGCAACGGCACTAATGGAGAAAACGTATACCTTAACGCAACGGGAGACTTAATTATTGAATTTATTAACATAAATCCTGATGAACAAATAGAAACACAGATTAGCGTAAGTGGTACAATATATGAAGCAGATCTTGGAGACTATGCCTCATGATAACTAATACTGGTAAAACTATTATTGCAAAGTATTTACTTGGTCAGGCCCCTGCCTATGCCTCATATATTGCTATTGGTTGTGGTGCTACCCCGCTAGATACTGCCGATGAAATTGGCGATTATTCAACAAAAACAAATTTAGATTTTGAAATGTTTCGTGTTCCAATATCTTCTAGGGGTTTTGTAAACGAAGACGGTGTAGATAAAATTGTTTTAACAGCAGAACTACCAACAGAAGAAAGATATGAAATATCTGAAATTGGAATATATTCTGCAGGATCTAATCCATCTGCGGGAGCATATGATAGTAAAACAGTTTTTGCGTTTACACAAACAGAAAACTGGCAATACGTAACGGCAGCATCTGCAGTAGCAATTGATACAGAATCTGGTGCGCTAGATGCTCCAAACTTTGACAACATTATTGCTATAGCAGATCCAGTATTTCAAACAAGCGCAGATAATCCAATATTTTTTAAATCACCAAGAGTTGCAAGATATGAAAGACCAAGATTTTTAAATAATGTAATTATGATAAAGGGTAATGAGGCTGATCTTGATATTGAATCAGATAGCGGTCCAACACAAGATACTTTTGAAATAGGAGCGTCATCAAACTATATTAGATTAAGTGGGACAACAGTTGATTTTACAAAAAATTCTCCAACAGATCAATTAAGGTTAGCATTCTCAATAGTAAACAGAGATGGAACTTATGGGGCTGGCACTCAACCAGAAAGAGCAAGAGTTTTAGTTTCATTTGAAAATACAAGTGGAACACAATTTGCAAGACTTGAAGCAGAAGTTGCTGATGACAGTAGTGGCGGACAATATGATTTTGCTACAGAAAGATATTTTGTTGTAACAAAACAACTTCAACAACTATACAGAACATCTGGATTTGATTGGAATGCTGTTTCTGTAGTTAAGGTGTACGCATGCGTTATTGATGGAGTTAATCCTTCTGGTAATTATTATGTAGCCTTAGATGCTTTAAAACTAGAAAATGTTGCTACAGTAAATCCACTCTACGGACTAACAGGATATTCAATAATTCAAACTTCGGGTGCAACAACAGTAGTTAAGAGTCCTAATACTAATAACTATGTTGAGTTTAGATTTTCAGTAGATCTTTCTAGTGGAAATAATTCATAATGGCTGATGCAGGAATTAAAAAAGTTATAATTAAAAAAGCATCTTTGCCTGCATTGGATCATGATAAAGTTGGATACGTTTTTAGATACAGAGTTGTTTCTGAAGATAAAAACAGAACTTCTCAATGGTCTCCAATAAATCTTGTACTAGATGATTCAATTACTGCTGTTGCTGGAGCCGTACAGGTTTCAACATCAGTTATTAGTGCAGTCTGGGGAGATGAATTAAATAGACCAAAGTATGATGTTTTTGTTGGAGTTGATGGGGCTACCGCAACCTACCACGGCACAACGTCCATTCATTCATATCAATTTATTAAAACTGGAACCACAAATGTACGTGTAATTATTCAAGTTGAATCATCTGAAAAAACACTAAATGCCAATTTTCAAATATACAACTCTGGCTTAGTTTCTTTGGTATAATAAAATAGGAGGAATAAATGGCAAAAGTACCACTACCAGAAAGAGGGCAACCTCTTGATGTTACATATTTGTATCAACTAATTGAGGCTGTAAACGACCTTTCTACAAATGTTGCTTCTAAGCAAACAAGTAAAACAATTATTGATACAGCAAGTGCAGGAAAGGCAGAGGTGCAAACCTCTAACACAAGAATAGTGGGCGGTTTGGTTGAAGTTGCAAACAACTCCACCGTTTCGGCGGGTAACGAAAGAACATTCACCTATGATTTTAAAGACTTTAAATATCCACCAATAGTATCAGCAACACCAGTAAACACTGGACAAACACCAGCAGGACAAAACGTAAACATTGTTTTAAAAAGCGTTACAGAAACAAGAGTAGAGGGTGTTGTAAGGTTTGGTGCTTCTGGTGACCTATCTTTATCAGTACATCTAGTCATTGTTGGTATTCCGAATTAAAGATAAATTAATGATTTATTGTAAAAAATGTAAAGGTAGAACTTTTGTTGATAGACAATATAGCAGTATGCAACATATGGAAACCTATTGTCTTGTTTGTGGAGTTAGAAAATTTTTTCATCCCCCAGCAGAAAGCGAAGAAGGCAGATGGTTACTAGCAAAGGAATTATCCAGAGCGAAATCTACAATAGCGAAACTGTAATAAAGGGAAATAAAAAAATATGGTTCCTTAATGGGGACCTTGTAAGGCTACACCATAGTTCAAGATCTACTGGAATGGTTTCTGTTTACAATATTACTAAGGATAGACTTGAGACTTGCCTCCGTTCTGATTTTAGAAAAAACAGAGAACGTGCATACACTGTTACTGAGACTGCTAAGTTAATTAATCGTCACAGAAAATATATGCCAAAATTAATGAAAACTGGAATGATACCAAAACCAATTGGTGCAAGATTAAATGGTGAAAGAGGTTGGCAAATTAGATCATATTATTCAGAAAGCACGGTAAGGGAAATTCGTGCTATACTGGCTACTATACATATAGGACAACCAAGAAAAGATAAACTTATAACAAACAACATGACTCCTACGAGCCAAGAGTTGACACGCAGGATGGGTGACGGTATACTTACATATACAAAGACAGAGGATGGAAGATTTATTCCTGTTTGGGCAGAAAACATTTAATAATAGAAATGGTGGGGTAATGGAAAACGAAAATACAAAAATATCAGTAGCACTTGGATACACACTTAATCTGGGTAATTTTCAGTCATTAAGGTTTGATTTTGGAGTAGTTGATTCTAAGCGTGATGATGAAAATACAGAGCAGGCTTTTGAAAGAATTTATAAATTTGTTGAAGAAAAGTTAACAGAAAAAGTTAAAGAAGCCGAGTCAGAGGCCGATAGTAACGACTAATGACTGAACGCAAAGACCGTATGGCTTTGCTAAGTAGATACAATAAGTTGCATCTACAAAGATATGAAGCCAAAAGCAACATGAATCTTAATGTTGAACAATGGGCTGCAGATGCTCTTGTTGAATCTTATGGAATAGGAGTTTGCTATGACTTATTGGATTATTATTTTAATATTTCTCTTTCCCCTACTTGGAATTACTTTGCATACAATGCACAGAAAATATTGGAAGCAAAACTAGAAATAGAGCAAGACATTAAGGACCGAGAAGAGCGAAGAAAACTAGCAAGGAAGTGGATTAATGAATAATACAGAAGCAAAGTTAATCACCGCAGTATTAAATGACAAACAAATTCACGTACTACTACAAGCAAATGTTGACAACCTTTTAAGAACCCACAACGACGTCTGGAATTTTATCAGGCTATACTCAGAAAATAATCAATCAGTTCCACCAGCATCTTTAGTCGTAGAAAAATTTAGAGACTTTGTTCCAGTAGAGGATGTCGGTGCAACAAAGCATCACCTTGAAGAATTACAGACCGAATATTTAAATGATAGCCTTAAAGACATTTTACGCAATGCAGCATCTGAAGTTCAGGGCGGGAATGGATCAAAGGCTCTTGAACATATTATTACAAAAACATCAGAACTAAAAAAGAATACTGCTGCAATAAGAGATATTGAAGTAACAGACCTTGAGTCAGCAATTGCATACTTTGAGAATGTAAAGAAAATGCAAAGCCTAGGTCACATTGGAATTAAAACAGGTTTGCCAGGGTTTGATAACTACTTACCTTCTGGAATCATGCCAGGACAACTAGGAGTCTTCCTTGCATATCCAGGTATTGGAAAGTCTTGGTTGGCTCTGTACTTCGCTGTACAGGCCTGGAAGCAGGGTCGTAGCCCACTTATCATAAGTCTTGAAATGTCTGAAACAGAAGTTCGTAATCGTGTATTTGCAATTATGGGTGAAGGCTTATGGTCTCATCGTAAACTTAGCAATGGCGAAGTAGAAATTGATATGCTTAAAAAGTGGCATGCAGATAAATTACAAGGTAAACCAGAGTTTCATATTATTTCTAATGATAATGGTGGCGACTTAACTCCTTCAGTTATACGTGGAAAGATTGATCAATACAAACCAGACTTTGTTGTTGTTGACTATTTACAATTAATGTCACCAAATCAAAAGGCTGACAGCGAGACGGTACGAATGAAGAACCTTTCACGAGAACTTAAACTTATGTCTATTAGCGAAGAGGTTCCTATTATTGCTATTTCATCTGCTACTCCAGATGATGTTAAGGATCTTTCTACCCCGCCAACTTTGGGACAAACTGCTTGGTCAAGACAAATTGCTTATGATGCTGATTGGGTAATGGCTTTAGGTCGTGCCACGAATAGTGATATTATTGAATGTGTATTTAGAAAAAATAGAAATGGTTTCATGGGAGACTTTTTAGTTCAGGTAGACTTTGATAGAGGATACTACCGTTACAAGGATTATGAGGATAAGAATGGTTAAAGATTCTTATACAGCAGAACAAGTTAATCGTGTGCTAACTGGGGCTGGTATTGATATTGAGGCTGAGTATGGAACAGACTATATTATATTTTGTCCATATCATAACAACAACAGAACCCCTGCTGGCGAAGTATCAAAAGAGCATGGATTGTTTTTTTGTTTTGGATGTCAAACCACGAAAACTCTTGTTGAGTTTGTAATGCATATATCCAATAGAACATACTTTGAGGCAATAAGATATATTAAAAGTAAAGAGCAAGAAAGTAGCATTGAGACATCAGTCAATAAAGCGTTAGTAAGTAAACCAGAATTTGTTCAGTATGATGAATTATTAATTAAAAGATTAAATAATAATGCATTAGAGTCTCCAAGGGCAATTAGGTATTACGAAGGTAGAAAAATAACTAAAGACTCAGTGATAAAGTTTAACCTTGGCTATTCAGAAAAACAAGATTCAGTTACAATTCCAGTACATTCTCCAGATGGTATGTGTATTGGATTTGTTGCTAGGACAATTGAAGGTAAAGAATTTAAAAATACTCCTGGTTTGCCAAAAGGCAAGACCCTATTTAATTTACATAGAATAAAAAGTTCAAACATTGTGTATGTAGTAGAATCTTCTTTTGATGCAATTAGATTAGATCAAGTAGGATTCCCTGCGGTTGCTACGCTGGGTGCTAATGTTTCTGCAGCACAGATAAAACTATTAGAAAAGTATTTTAATAGTATTGTTCTAATTGCAGATAACGATGATGCAGGAATAATAATGAGAGATAAGTTAATTCAAAGACTTGGACCTGTTGTTACTTCTGCGTATATAGATAAAAAATATAAAGATATAGGCGACATGGATGATGATGCAATTAAAAAACTGGAGTTCCAGTTTGACAATTCTATCACCAGTATGTTAAAATAGAAAAGATGAGTATGAAAAATAAAACAAAAAATAAAAACATGCAGTGGGTCATTGCTTTAAAAACAATGGGTCACAAAAAATATTGGACTAAAGCCAATACTGTTGAGTTTTTTGCTTTTGTTGCCAAAGGCCTAATTATTATTCCAGGCCTTTTATTTGATATTAGCATATGGTGGTTTTACATTTTTGCTTTAGTATCAAGTTTAGGATTAATCTGGTCATCAACAGTAAAAACCATACCAACTTTAATTTGGTTTAATATATTATGGAGTGCTCTTGCTATCATATTTATTTTAAAACATTTTGGGTTAGTACTATAAAATAAAAAACAAGGAGAAAAAAAATATGACTATTGTAAAGGGACTCAAGAACATTAATGCCCTAGTTGACAAGCCAAAATATGATGAAAACTCTCCAAAGGTAAGATGGTTAAAACTTGCCGATGGACAGTCTGCAAAAATTAGGTTCGTTGAAGAACTTGATGAAGACTCTGCAAACTATAATGCAGATCGTGGATTAGCACTTGTTGTTAAAGAACACACAAATCCAAAAGACTACAAGCGCAAGGCTGTAGATACTATGGAAACAGAAGGCCGTGACTGGGCTGAAGAAATGCACCGTAAAGATCCAAAGGCTGGCTGGAGAGCACGTCTTCGTTTTTATTGCAACGTACTTGTAGATGATGGCATTGAAGAGCCATACGTAGCCATTTGGTCAATGGGCGTAAGTAAGCAATCTGCATTTAACACTATTCGTGAGTATGCCCTTGAAACAGGAAGCATCTCAAATATTTCATGGAAGTTAAAGCGTAACGGTCAGGGTACTGAAACAAGTTACACACTTATTCCATCTGCACCAGATAAAGAACCATTTAACTGGTCAGCACATAAGCCATACGCTCTTGAGTTAGCATTAAAGAAAATTCCTTATGCTGAACAAGAAGCATTCTATTTGGGGTTTGATACTCCATCTGTAACTTCATCAACCAATACAGATTGGTAAGATGAACTACGTAGGCTTACATGTTCATACTCACTACTCCCTATTTGACGGCATAGCAACTCCACAAGAGTATGTAGACCGTGCTAGC